CTTAAATAATCTTGTTTTAATTTAGAAATAGTACAATCTGCAATATAATTATCTGAAGTATGAATCTCATGATAATAAGGATTCCTTCTACTTTTTCTAGGTTTAACTTCTAAATAACCCTTTAAGATTTTACTAATATTAGATTTCATGAATGTTAAATACCATTTATAAAAGGTAGTATCTACACCTTCAAATACTGGTTGATTAATAGTAATATTAAATCTTTTAAAGATATGAGTTAAATCAAAAGAAATATCTTCATCTAATTGAACAATTTGAGTTTTTGATTTATGTAATTCTAGATGAAATTCATTAAATTTAGTATAAGTAATAACAGGATTGTTTTGGTTATATTTATTTTTAAACCATTCCAATGCTTCATTAATTTTATTAGTTACCTTTTCTTTATAGTCAGCACTTAAAGTTATTACTTCTCTGGTAGGATTTACATCTAATTCATTCAAACCAAATCTTAAACCTATGTTTAACGGAATAGCTTCCATACCTAATTCTGACCAATTAATAGAATAAGCATATTGATCTAAACAAATATGCATTATATTAAATTTAGATAAAGTAGAATGTTGAAAACAATCAGATTTAATTAATTTGAAATCATCATTAATAGTCAACTTATCATTGCCTACTACAGATAATATATCCAAAGAAAACTTAAATCTAATATTCTGAAAGTAACAAGCCTTCTTTAATAAATTATCTGTAAATGTTTTAACAGACTCATTAATCTTAATATAGTAATGAACACCATCTGGTTCTTCAGTATCATAATATTCAGATATATCATAGAATATACCTTTACCATCTACTTCTTGAACTTCTAGGTCTATAGCTTTTTTATTCTTGTAGATTTTATAATTCCACTTTTTATTAAAAGCAGATGAAGCTATTTTACCAATGCCATATTTACCAATCTCTTGTGATTCACCTTCATCTTTGGTTTGAGTTTTGGATGATTCCAATAAAGTACATAGATATTTTACAATATCTTCTTTATTATCAAAAGAATAACCATAATCTCTTACAAAGAAATTATATTCATCATCAATACCTACATCAAAAGGTTCATTTTCTTTACCTGCTTTTCTCATAGAATCAGTACTATTTTGAAGTACCTCTACAATAAAGCTGTATTTGCTAGAATATAACTTACTACCTAATATTTGTTGTAATTTAACAACGTCATTTTTTAATCCTATTGATTCCATTTCTTTAAATTTTTTGTTTTAATATTTCTTCTGATAAAACATCATAAAGGTTTTTATAATTATGTATTTCAACTTTATCATTTAACCATTCGACTAATTTTTCAAGAGTACCTTTTACTAAATCTAATTCTTCTATGCAGATATATTCAGGATCATTAGGCTCTTCTTGAAATCCAAGATAATCTTTATGTCCAATTTCTGATGGATAATAAGTATACTTTACTTTTAATACTAGATTCTCATTTACTGTAATGTAATCTTCACCTGTAAAACTTTTCATTATTTAAGATTTAATTGTTTTTAATGTATCCCATTCCCATAATTGATTAACATAATCATGTCTAATCCAATCAGTGTATGTGACTTTCTTTTCTTCTTTTGGAGGTTTTACTACCTCTTTCTTTTTGTCTTTCATTTTAAAATGGGTCTTGCTCAATACTAGAATTATTACCAGTCCAATTAATAGAGTCATTGTTATTATTCTTTAAAATTGTTTGAATTTTTGAAAATACTTTTTGTGTATCCCATGTTTCATTTTTTCTAGCTGCATAGCTAGGATGAGCTATTTCAAATATTGGATTTGAAAACTCAAAGCAATACTTCTTAAGTATTTGGGCATCTTTACCTATTAGAATAATGGGTACACCATTAAATCCTGGCATAACTTCTTGTAGGAAGAATTCCCAAAAGAAATCAAATTCACCCATTAAAGAACCTGTTTTGTTTAATTTACAAGCAAGTGCTCTATTACCTAATAGTATTCCTTGATTAGCAAGAAATGTTAAATCATTATGGTGTTCTAATTCTTGTCCTATATCTTCAGATAGTCCTTCCCAGAAAGAAGTTAATGACGGTTGGCATTTTTTATCAGGACTATTCTTATTACTAAAAGCTATGCCGTCAGCATGATATTCTTTATTTTTATAAATACCAGGATACGAATCCATTCCTATGATAACAAGTTTTAGGTTATTTGGAGAACATTCTTTCAAGAATCTCCATAAGTCAGAAGACTTAGGAGTTAATTTAACACCAGATAAAGATAACTTTTTCATCTCTTGATAGAGGTTATACATCTCAGGTTTTTCAAATACAGTCTTTAATCGTAAAAACCATTCACCTAATAATGGTTCAAATTTTTCTAAATTTAATTTCATAATTCTTTAATCTTTGTTTTGAAATGATTAATCATAGGTTCTATACCTTCTAATGCTACCCAATCTGCAAAGTCTGTAGCTTTCTTATCTAATAGATAATCAGGTGGATTAATGTGTTTAGCTCCTAGATAATCACATATAGCATATGAAGCTGCTTTTCCAGGTGGATCTATATCAAGTCCAACATATAACTGTTCTACATTTTGTTTTAAGAATTCAGCATTCTCTTTAGATATAGAAGTTACATTCTCAGCTTGAATAACACATACACATTTTGTAATGTACTTACTTAAAATTGCTCCATCCTTTAGACTTTTGGTTAGTATACCTACTTTACATCCCTTCATGTTATTTAAACCATGAATGTAAGTAAATGGTATAGTAGACTTCCATTTATCTTCTTTAGGTCTATTAGGAAAATATACTTTATTATGATTACCTGCATTGTAAAAGAAACCTAATTCATCTTTACTTACTACCATCTTTCTTTTATTAACCCAATAATCTTTCAAAGGATAAGCTTTAGTATCTTCACAAAACTGTAAGTCTTTAGGTTCTAAAGTATATCTTTTAAGATAATCTAAATGATAGTCTTTCCATTCTGAAAAAGGAGCACACTGAATAATATTATGAACACTTTTTACTCTATCCACCTTTGGTAGATTTTGTATAACTCTTTCATAATCACTGTTTGATGATAATAATTTAAAATCTGAGGCTATTTTGTCTAATGCTTGTGTAAAGTTTATATTAAACATTTGCATTACAAAAGCAAAACAATCACCCTGATTATTGCTATTAAAGCATTTAAAAATCATTTCACCATTCTTATCACCAATAATCATAGAAGGATTATTATCCTTACTTACAAAAGGATTAATACATCTTCTGTTTAACTTCCATTGATTAGGCATGTAATAACTAAAGATACTCATAGGATTAACCATTGATAGAATAAACTCTTTAGATAATGCTTCTTTTTTTATATTGATATTCATAAAATAAAAAGGCCGCTATTTCAAGCGGCCCTTATTGATTAATTATTAATAATCACTGCTTGTGTTATCAACTACAGCATCATTATTAGCTACAGGATTTCTACTTGAGTCATAGTTTGCTATTGGTTCAAAGAAATAATGAACTTTAGAAGCAAAACCATACTGTGGATCATTTACATCTTTAGAAAACTGTTTGAAGTCATAATCATACTTTCCAGTAAGTTGAGAAATTATATTAGCTGCATCAGGTTTAGAAGTAAAGTTATTTAATCTAGGATATTCTTTACCTTTCATAAAATATCTACTTGATACAACCTGTACATCTTCTTCAGTTTCATCATCTTTGATTCTTGTTTTAACACCAAAGCAACCAATTACTGTTAAGTTACTAATTACATCTTCTTTTAAGAGATTATTCAATTCAGAGAAATCTCCATTAAACAATTTAGTATTGTCCATGAATAAACTACTAGAAGCATATCCGTCATCACCTGCTTGAAATCTATTAATTGGTAACCAAGCTTTTAAGAAGTTATAAAAGTCTTTCTCACCCATAAGAGCTTCACGGCATTTCATACGAATTTCACCCATGTTACCAGCTTTATCTTTCATTTTCATGGCAACCATACTATCACGCAAGTTTTCAAAATTATCTGCATATGAAGTATTACCAAACTGATTAATAAAACAAATAGCACCTTTAGAACTGATTTCTTTATGCTTTCTTAAAGTGAAAAACATAGGATGAATTGTTCCTGTCTTTTGTTCTTGTACATATACCCAAATATTAACTGATTCAACAGATACTACCTGTTCATTCACTTTAATATCTGTAAGTTTAACATACTCTCTTTCAGCAGCATCTTCTTTTACTTCTATCCCGTAAATTTTTGCTAACTGTTCTTTGTTAGGACTGAAACCTAATACTTTTAATAATCCATTACCTACTAATAATTGTTTTTGATTGCTGTTTGTTTGATTGTCGTTTAAATTAATGTTCATTGCTTAAAATTTATTTGTTTTTTAAAATTTATAATAGCTTCCTCTTCTTTATAATTTTTAATCATTTTTTTTATTAAACTGGGTTTAGTTCCAGTTTAAACTTTTTATTGTCTTTAGTAACAATAATACATTCATTATTTTTTCTGATTATTTCAGCTACATTTTTATATCCAATAGTATCTTTAATAATTCCATTAATAAATGCTGTACATTGTCCTGTTATTGGATAAGGGCTCATGAGTAATATTTTTCTAAAGAATCAAAAATGTATTTTGCATCATTTGGAATCTCTAAAGAGTTACTACCATCCTTCCCAGGGAACATAGATTCAGGTACTTTACTAGAAGTATCTTCTTCAAATGTTTTTAAGAAGTATCTTGGTTTATTATCTTCTAACTTTTTACCACCAAATAACACAATGGTATAATGAGCTTCCAAGCGTCCTTCAAATTCTTTACCATGAACTTTAGCTCTTTTTTGTTTATATCCATCTACTATGATAGATTCATCATGAGATAAAACAATAATATCTTTATTAATTGCTTTCATCAAATCTAAATACCTTTTAACTTGGGTATTATAATTACCATAAACCTCAAAACCTTTAAAGTTTTGTTTCATTTCAGCATGTAATGTGTCTAAAGCCATTGATTGACTATCAATTATAATGCTTTCAATCTCTTGATTATTACCATAATCTTCTAAATTCTTAAGAAATCCATTCCAACTTTTAGGTTTGCCATGAAACTTAAAATTACCTTTAAAAGGTAATGGTTTGTTTTCAGCATTAATGTAACCTGTTTTGTCAAGATCTGCTGTCTTACTTAAGAATGTTTTACCATACCCACTAGGGGCAATTACTAACACTTTTGCAAAATCTGTTCTTTCTTTACCTGCCATATTTTATTTGTTTTGTAGTTTTTCAAATTCGATTAAGACATATTCTAATGGAGCATCTTTGGTAAACCTAGTTTCTCTCCATTTTAATAGTTCTATTTTTTGTTGTTTTTCTTTTTCAAGGAATATTTGTTTAACACCAGTTGGCACAGCTATATCAATTGCTTCTAAATTATCAAATAATTCTTGCATGGCTGTCATGTTATTTATCATCATCTTTAAGATTTATTGATACTGATGTTTCATCATCTTCATTAAGTGTATCCATTACTAGAAAGTAAAAGTACGCTGTAGAAATTACACCGCAGATAAGATAAACTAAAGTAATCCAACTAAATGTTTTAGTTAATAGCTCATTTAAATTAAGATCTGCTGTAATTCCTAATATTAAAGTTAATAGCCCGTAAAATGTAAATCTTCTTGTTTGTTTGTTCATTGTTTTGTTTTTTATAAGAAATATCCATTGTTTAATACTGAATTGTATATGTCATCAGTAGTATCTGAAAATTTAGGAAGACATTTAAAATGGCCATATGCACCATGAAAAGCCATAGCTTTCCTTATGTCATCCTCACCCCAACTATTTTTATGAATCTTGAGACTTCTGTAATACTTTGCTCCTGTTTTTAAATCAATTAATTTATTAGCATCATGTCCTGTTGGAGCATTAGTTTTAAATTTTACAGGATCAAACAAGCTAAGACATATATCACAATCTTCATAAGATGTAGCACTATCTTTAATTTGCTCAGGAGAAGGCTCAAAACTATCCATCTTAGAGTATATAGGATTAGCAATATCTCTATTCATTTGAGCTACTAATACAGGAGTAAAGCCATAGAAATCTCTTGCATGTTGTAAGTACTCTGATAGTTTATCAATAGCTTCTTTTTTAGTATTTAAACCTTTTTCTTTAGAAACTAAAGATTGATGGTCCACTATAATGATAGTTATTAGATTCTCATTGTTGGGTATATATACTTTTTGAAACTCAGATACTTGTTCTACCCTACCATGTTGTAAAGCATACTTCTGTATCCATTTATATATTCCTGTAGGATTTTGTTTACCATCTATAATTTCTACTACTTCAGACATATTATTAAAATACGGTTGGTATTTTAAAAACAAATCATGTTCATCTTTAGTTAGTTTAGTATCCCACCAACCTAATAATTTAGGAAGTGGTATTTCTATACCTTCATTTAAAAAGATTTTTCTAGTGAGAAACTTAGCAGATACATAAATACTACTTCTTTCCATTGAAAAGTAAACTATCTTCAATTTAAGTTTAGTAGTATCTTTGTTTTTCCAATACCAATCAAAGGGATTTAATAACCAACCGCAGGTAGCTAAAGCTGATTTACCAGTGCCACTAGCACCAAATATTAAAGTGTATATTCTTTTTCTAATAGAGATATACCTATCTAATTCATTAAAACCTGTAGAAATACCAACATTGTTACCATCTATACCTTTAATTACTTCTTCTTTAAGTTTGTTAAATATTGATACCATCGTGTGTTTGATTTATTACTTCTTCGTCATTCTCCATATCAGCAGCTAACTGACTTACGTTATTCTTACTTATATAATAACCTAACAAAGGTAAGAAATTAAAGTCATTCTTTACAGCTTTCTCGCAGTGAATTATTAGTAAGTTTTGAATCTTTTGAGTGTCTGTTAAATTATACTTCTTACAAGTTTTTACTAATGAATCTATTAAATCTTTTTCTGAAGGAATAAAGTTCCATTTACCTTGTACTTTATGATTAGTCTTACTTGTTAATTCTTTCATTCTACTTTGTAATCTAGAATGCAATCCTGTAAAATCTAATTTGTCTTTTCTTGGTTTAAGGGATTGGATAAATTTTAATAACTCTTTAGCTTCTATGCTTTCTTTATTATTATCTATCCAGTCTTCTATTTTTTGTAGGTCTGTCATTATACATTTGTTAAATAACTATCATAAAGTGCTTTGAATGCTGATCTTGTACGATATTCTGTATAGTCATCAATAGGAATTAAATTCAAATTACCATAGTTTGTTTGACACATTTGAAATTTAATGTTTGTAATAGGAATACTAAACATTATTGATTCATAACTAACTAATATATTACTAGCATTTGCAGGATCTGCGCCACTACAAAGTGCACCTGTCATTAAGTCTTTAGAGAAGTCTCCTCCATCTAAAAATAAACTAAGGTAACCTACCTTTTGAAAAACTGTTGTCATAAGTGTTTGTTTAAAATTTTAATAATATCATCAATTTGAATTAGTTTTGAATGAGTCTTTTTAGCATCTGAATGAATTATTAACTCACACTCTTTTATATCATTTATAATTGCTGATTTAATAGAGTATAACTTTTGTTTTTGTTGTCTTGCATCTTCCATTAGAATAAAGTTTTTTGATTTGGATTTATGATTTTTTTCTTTACTTTCTTTCCAGCGTTAACGTTATTAATGATATCCATAGCTTTATCAATATAAAATGTATAGTTGATATTACTAAAATGATGAACATCTGTCTTTTTTAGTTGATTACATACTGTACATAACCACTCACCAGCATGGACTTCTGATAGTTCTGCAGCATTAGTTTGACATTCAGGATTTTTAATCTTTAATAACTTTAGACCTTTATCAGAAACAAAATACCTAATTAACTTATTATAAGTTGTTACGTCATTAGTTTCTTTATTCAAACCTTCATAATGAAAATCTCTTGATGCTTTAGCACGACCACAAAAATCGTAAATATTTTTGTGATTTCTTATAAATTCATCAGGATTTTTATCTTCTAAGAAGTAAGCACTTAATGCTAAAGGAATTACTCTGAATGATTTATTCTTATGTAATTCAAAATCAGTCATGTAATCACCCTTATATTTTACAGAACCATCTTCTTTAATGGCTATATAATCATTTACACTAGAGAAAATCATTTTCTTAAACAATACTTCTTCAAGTTCATAAGTTAATTCTAAACTAGTTGCTTGTAACCAATTAGCTTTAATCTCATTAAACTTTTCTCGTAAGTTTTTAGGAACAATAAACGTAGCACCATCTGTATTAGCCATAATACATTTAATGTTATTAAGTTCACAATCTTCTATAAGCATTAATAAAGACATTTCACCCGTAATACAAGTAGCTAAAGTCATTTGTTTATCATATAACCAGCTTGTCATATCAGAGCTTTTACCATAAGGACAATTACCGCCTTCTTTTAATGCTGCTACAATACCTTTAATCTTTTTATCTTTTTTAGCTAAAGGTTTAAGTTCTAATCTTTTAAAATATACTTTTTTATATCCTACTAAGAACTCTTTACCTAAATGAAATGGATAATAGTTATTATTAATAATAGAAGCTGGATAAAATCCAGAAACATCTATATCTATTAAATCTTCATCTTCAGAAGAAGTATAAGATTTATTATTAATTACATTATGTAGACCACCCTTAGCAAATGTATAAGTTTGTCCATAGAAAGTAATAGATTTAATAAAATCTTCATTAGACTTTAAAACTGTATCTTTAGTTTCTTTTAAGAAGCTTTGTAATTGTTTAGTTTTAAATTTTACATAATTAGGTATGCAGTACTTTAGTTTAATTTCTCTTCTAAAGAAACCTTTGCGAGGTAAGTCTTTATACTCTATAGCTTTTTCTTCGCAGTAATACTTCTTAATAATCTCATCACCAATCTTAGAATTACTATAATTAAGACATTCTATACCAAATTCTTCTTGTATATCTTTTCTTAATTGTATTTGATTATTTCCTTTATACAAAGGATGTTCTGTATCTCCGATAGTAACTTTATAAAACTCATAGGTAGCATAAACGTCATTTCTACAGTAATGAACTAAATCTTTGACTTCTTGTTCAGTAAAGTTTTTTTTATCATGCTTTACTGACATTTCTTCAATGTTTTCTAAATCTAGCTCATACTCTAACCTTTTTAAACTAACCATCCTGTTTTTATTATCGTAGTGGTTAATTCTAAAGATATCCAATTGTTTAAAAGTTAATTCACTTTCTCTATAAGGAGGAAATAATCCATAGTTGGTGTCATCAATAACTTCTTGAGCTTTTTCCCATATTAAATAAGCAATGTCTTTAGATGATTTCTCAAACCATTTATCATAAGTTCGCCAGATATATTCAATTACTTGACCATCAAAGTTTAATCCATTATACGTAACCATATAATAATCTTTATGACTATCTAAAAACTTAATCATAGAATATAAATCATTCTCTGATTCATTTATTAAAAAATCATGGTATGTATTATCTTCTGGTTTATAAGCACATAATAAAAAACATCCTTTAATTGTTTCTATATCTACTACTATTACTTCCATCTTATTTCTTTTTAAATTGTTCAAACCTTAATCACATAAAAACAAACATAATAAAGGTATTAGTATCATTATCCATACTATTATATGTTGTTGAGTGTCATATTTATTCATAATCTTCTTTATCTATAATATTAGTTTCACTTTTACAATTAAAGCACCATTCTAAAGTAGTACCTGAATCAGCAGAATAAATTTCTTCTGTATTTACATTAACCCATTTACATCTAGCAACTTCTTCTGAACCACATTCTTTACACACTTGTAAATAAGTACTGAGTGTTTCTTGTTTCATTTTATTTATTTTTAAATTTATTAAACCATTCTTTTGCACTTATATAATCAAATATAGATGATGTTTGATTAATGTAATCTTCTCTTTTGTTTAGAAGTTCAATTACTTCTTCTTCACTATAACTTCTTTCCATTTGCCATTTAGCACCTGCAATAAATAATTCTCTTTCATATTCTTTTTGTTGTTCATTTTTTAATCTTGAATGAGAAAGTTTAAAATATTTATCAACACCTTTTTCAAGAGTTTCTTGTTGTGGTTCTTCTAATGGACCACAATCACAGTATGTTGTATGACCACAATAGCATTTAGTTTGTTTAGGTTCTTCTTGTGGAATCATTATCATGTAACTAAGATGTAAATAACCACGACATTTTACAACATTAACACTCTCGCAATTACTATTCTTAACAAACCATTCTAAAAACTCATCATCAATAGCTTGTACACCATCTTTGATTAGGTTGGCATCTGTTGTTAGGATAATTTTTTTACAACCTTTATAATTGTTAGCACCTTGATTATATAAATAATCTTCAACATCATCTTTAGTCCATTTATAAGGACTCTCTCCATTAAAAGTCCAATCACCTTCTTTAATTTCTTCTAAATTAGTGATGTAGATGTTTTGATTTTCCCAATCTTTTTCTTTAATAAACATCATTGCTGGTGAATAATCAAATTCATCGTTTTTTCTTTTTAACCTACTTGGTTTATCTGTTGGTATTAAATGTAAATTATTCATATTATTTATTTTTAACTATTTCTATTAACTTAATTAGACAAGCAAGTTCTGCTTCTTCTCTACTACTATAATCACAAGCATCTACATGATTATAAGGTGGAACTTCTACCATATCTTGAGCAACGGTCATTGTCTTAAATGTCCAATCCATTGTTACGGTTGGTATTATAATTCCATATAGAT